ACTTTCTGTCTGTGCCTCAGTTGAGTTTGGGTCAAAGGGAAGAATACCAAACTGGTTTATAAATCCAGCATCTCTGCCCGCTCTTGGATCTAATCTCCAGAGTTTTCTATCTGCTTTATCAATGTAATCAACTGTATTAAAAATCTTTCTTACTTGAGTTTCATCCGTTTGTGTTGATGATTGTGATTTTGGAGCAGGTGGGGGAGGTGGGGCTGCAGTGGAGAGTGCGTTGACTAAAGAGATGGTCATGTCCACACTATCATCAACAGAAACAGAGATTAAATAATCACCATCTTCATTTAGTTGAACATTAGTCCATTCAATATTTGTTGTGCTATTATTTTTAACATTTTCTGGGAAAACCCCGCTTCTTTTTAAGAAATCTTTGCTTTCCTGAGAATTCTTGGTAAACTCTTTTAAATCAATCTTACCGGATGAGACTGGAATTAATTTAATATTTGCTCCATTAATACTTTGAAGACTATTGAAAACTACTCCCCCATTTGCTTTATTTTTTATTTCAATCGCAAGTCCTGTTGGACCTGTTGCTTGTTTATATTCAACATATATTTTGTAAATACCTGCTTTAAAAGCGACAGGAACATCTCTAACTCCGGTGTATTCTGTCTTAAGATTAAAAGGCTGTTGGGGTGGAGGTGGAGGTGGAGGTGGTGAAGGTTGTGTTGTAATCACTTCGTATTGCGGTTCATTATATAAGTCAATTCGAATTCTATGAACTCCGGCGGTGACAGTTTTCTTTGCAAGTTTTGGTGTTTGATCCTTTCTAAACTCAACCGTTTCAATTAATTTTTCATTATCAAGATAAAATCTTCCAATATTATCTGCTTGAGCACGAAAAACATATTCACCATCATAGGGAAATTCTTCTTCCCACTCCATTTGAAACTCTTGACCCGCAAAATCACTGCCTGGAGCATTTGATGGGGGAACAGGTGATATTGCAAACTGATTTAAGAAGTCACTCCACGCTGGAAAAGTAACATCGTGTTTAATTCTTGTTGTTCTATTGGCAGATGTAACTCTTAACGGAGGTTCTTTTCTCGTTGTCCACCAAGGTTTTTGTAACTGCTGTAAGAAGTCTTGATATTCTTTAATTTCTTTCCGTATGGGATCTCTACTTAGATTAGCATACAAAGTAGGATCCCATTTTCCAAGAACTTCACCACCAGGACCATATCTTAATCCATATCCTGCGGCTTCTGGAGGACATAAATCAAAATTATAGTCCTCAAAGTCCCCCTCCTGATCATAAACCTCTACTGTCTCAACTACTTCTCCAAGAACAGCAGTAACAACAGCACCCGCACCAATACCACAACTATCTTTTACTTCTACAATCGGTGGATATTGATATCCAAAACCTCCAGCAACTAAATCGACAGCGAGCACGGATCCATCGGATCCAATAATGGGATTACCCTGAACACCAACTCCACCACCGCCATAGAAAAATACCTCTGCTGGACCACATTGTTTCTCAATTACAACACCTTCACAAGTTTTTTCACCTACAAGTGCATCATCAGGTGTGAGTTTATTGACCTCGTTAATATTTAAATACTTAATAAAATTTCTTGTTTTAAATATGAATTGAGTTCCTGGATTTTTTTGAGCATATTTGTTCGCATCACATATGGTTACGCCCTCAATATATCCTCTATCAGTTGATATATATCCAACTCTTACACTATCTTTTGATGGCGGTCCAAAAATATTAAATTCAGCCATTAGTTGTTGCTTTTATCTTTTTTCTTCATAGTGATATTTATTATGCTAATCCTCCGGTCGCTGCTGCTATTTGTTCTGGAGTTCTACTATCAGAGGTAATCACATCGCTAGTGCTTGCGGATGGTTCTGCAAATGGAACTTCAGTTGCGCTTGGAGCTCCAGGAGGCACTTTATCTGCAACTGACTTACCAACACCTTCCGCACTCGGTGTTTGCTTATCTGGTGCAGCTGCTCCACCTCTTGCGAATGTGTAAAAATCTGAGACTGCTTTATTTGGTGATAACTCACAACCAAAAGCATTTAACTTTAAGTTCTCAAAACTCAATGCTGCTGAAATACTTCCACTAATATTTCCAATTGAGGCAGTTATGTCTGGGAGTGACCCACTTACACCAGCAAGTTGACCCTGAATATCATCAAGGAAAGCATTTACATTATCAACGATGGCATTGTTAGCATCATTAATTGCATCTTTATTTGCAAAGATTGCGTCAGCAACTAAGTCCTCTGCATAACATATGGGAACGGATGGTGATGCTAGTGGTGAAGTTGATGCAGACCCATCTCGTTGTGCTTGCTCTGCCTTTTTTTGTAGTTCATCTGGGTTGATTGCTTTGGTGAGTAGACCCTCTATCATTCCACATAAAGCAGCAGTGATCTTATTATAAAGGCAAAGAATAAGTTCAGTAAGTATTTCCTTCATATCACCAAATAAGTATCTTAGACTAGATGGCATAGCAGCAACCACTTTCGTCAATGTCTTATTCAACAATTTTAAGACATATTCCATAATTTTATCAAAGATTATTTTCATATACTTAGCAATCTCACAAGCAGCCGCAGCAATAAGACCTTGTATATTGGAGAGAGTATTAGTCACTGCTTCAAGATATGAGTTAATCGCCTTCATATACTTGTCGATCTTCTGCGTAATATTATCAATGACTGTCTGAATGGATTTTAGTGCGGATCCAATCTTATCATCAGGTTTCATTAGAGGAATTTTTTCTCTAAGTTTATCCTCTATCTTTACATGAGCCGTATTCAGCTGATGAACTGAAGTGATGCCCTCAATCGTTGCTCCCGGAACAGTTGGAGATCCTGGAGAGTTTGCTTCAGCACATCTATTTTTTATTCCTGCAGCGACTTGTTGCTGAATAAAATCATCTCTTGCAGCTCCAGTGAGTCCTCTTGCCTCAGCAGCAGCTCTTGCACTTTGTTGATCCTGAAACTGTGATTTTGATAATGGTAAATCTGGTCTTAGTCCATTTTTATTTAATTGTACTCCAGGTGGCGGAGCAGCACACTCCTTCGCTTGTTCTGCTGGTTTTGGTTTCTCTACCGCTTTCCCTTTATCTGGAACTTTCTCTTTAGTCTCTCTAGTTTTTGGTTCTTGTCCCTCAGCGAAACCACTAGTTGCAAGACTCCCTGGAGTTTCGTTTGTAACACGATTGTCACCAATCTTAGTGGAGAGTGCGGTTTGCTCATTGTTCCCGAGCACTCCCATAATAACTGGAACTTGTTGGTCTTGTCCGTCCAGAAAGAAACCAAAAACCATCATTCCTTGACGGAGGTTTGAGGTTTGTCCAGAATTTGTTTGCCCTCCACCTGCCGTAACAGGATACATGATTTGTGCCCAGGGCAACTGATCAGAGGGAATAACTGTTTCGCCTTGGTCGTGAAGTCCTATGATACGAACTTTATATCTTCTTCCCCACCCTGGAATTGAATTTTTACTCTTGTGAATTCCTGGTGATATGTTGTCTCTCCAAGTAGAGTCATCAGCGATCTGCCCCACCCACCAGAGGAAACTACCACCTAAAAATCCTGGATTAAAGAGTGCTCCACCTTCCATTACTTATCAATCATCATATATTCTACATTCTGATGCATCTGGATTTTCATCACAATACATCTCAAATGCTGTTGGATCGTGCTCTTCAGCTGGATGATTGTTTTGATACTTCTCAAGATGCTCCAACTCATCCTCAACATGTCTTCTCATCTGTGGAGATATGGTTGGATCTTCTAACTTATCTTTATCGTCGTTAATATGTTGTTGTATGCTTTTATTTGTCATAATGGAATACTACCTTTAGTGTGGTTTCCCTTTCTTCCAAAAGAATCTCTGACTAGATTTAGTTTAGTATATGTTTCCTTTGTTGAAACATAGTGACATAAATCTGCTATGATATATTCACCTCCACTTTGCTTATTTATATCGTCATTTTTAGTATTCGTTTGAAGTTCTGGCGCGTCAAAAAATATTTTATCACCTGCGTGTAAACTAAAGTCTCCTGCAATTGTGATTGTCTGCATTCCAGTAAACATCTGACCATACCTACGAATAGCTTGATTTAAAACTTTTTTTGGATCAAAATTTTCGTCTCCTGATTTTTGAATCTGTTGCTGAGTATTACCAGTTGGAAGAGTCCCTTTGTCTAAAAGATAGTATGTTGTTCTTGAGAAATCTTTATTTTTACCTTCCTTATCAAACTCTTTGTTTAGAACAGGAAGTTCTTTTCCAGCAAGTTTTAAATTTTTCTTATCTGCTTTTTCCACTACAACTTCATAATAACAAGAAAAGGGATCAAAAAGAATTGTTCGTGTGGAAAAAGCACCCATCTGAAGTTTTTCCTGCACATCAACACGATTATCTTTTACATAATCTAATGCTTTCCCATCATACCCAGCTGGAACACTATCATCACGCGAGTCTGGCGTTTGGTTATAGATGATTGATTTTTTTTTCTCCTGAGCAAATAATCCATCAATTGATTTAAATCTAAATCCCTCAGAAGTTTCATAGAAAAAATATCCAGCACTTTGACCTTCTTTTTGATTTTTTGAGGATACTGCTTTCTTAGACAACCAGTTCATAGCATAATAAGGTTTTCGATTATTTCCAATAAAATTATAATTATTAGATGTTTCTTCAACATCAACTTTTTTTTCAGTCCCAAGATAATTTTTATCGGTCAGTATCTTTTTAACATGATCAGATATCTTTCCATCAAATCTGTGATTCAATCTAACCTTTTCGTTCATAATAAACTCTTTTGATGTTAAGTCAAGTTGAACTGCTGACTTAGTTGTATCATCGGATAGTGGTGTGACTTTATTGACATACAACGTTAAATCTAAATTATTTTTATTATTATCAGAAAATTTGAGTGATACTTTTTCTTGTCCCACAATCGGGAGACCATCTAAAGCAGTTTTGTTGTTGATAGTATTTCCAGAATCAACAAATGTTGCTGTTGCTCTAAGAGAGTCTTGAAGAATACTTTCATAGTAATAAAGGGCAACCACCCCATTTATGAGACTTACAGATTTACCGTCCTTATTTGATATCACACTCAACTTCTCAATATTAGAAGCTTCTGCTGATTTTGATGTTATCTTTTGGTTTGTCATTTGAAACCACCTCTTATCATTATTTAACCACCCTTGTATAGACTTTCAGCATAATCATCTCCTCCTCCACCACTGAATCCACTCATAGCAGGAGCAGATCTACCACCACCTGTCTCAAGAGGGAAGAGAATTGGAACGGGGACTTCTCTAATTTCTGGTTCAGCATATGATTGTTCATAGTCAGTATATGATTGAAGAACTCCTAAAACTCCTTCTTTTGTTGATGCTTTGTTAAGTTTATACACTAAAGATGGATCAATCATATTCAATGATTTGGATGTATCGGAATCCAAAACTGTTTCATCTTTTAATATTCGAGCAATCGTTTCTCTACCAGATCTAACCTTACCTCTATGATAGGCAACATGAACGTGATTATCGTGTCCTGGATATCCATCTTTTAAAAGTTGAACAGGTTTCACTCCCTTCAGTTTATTAAATTCCGCAATCCCAGCAAGAATCTGATCTTGATCAGGATAACCACGACTTCTTCCATAACCACCAATATCAATTGCTCTTGCACCCTTAGACGCATAGTGTAAAGATCCAGCACTATGGCCACTTTCAGGATTCCAAGGTGGATGTTCTGGATGTTGATGAACACCAGAACCAAATTTACCTAATCCTTTTGTATCCAAAAATCTGCCAAGTTCACCAGCAAGTTTAGATCCTTGTTTTGCGTCTGGATTATTTGCAAGTTGCGTATAACTTCCACCAGGACCCGCTCCTCCTGGTGGTGTTGGTGAAGTGCTTAGTGATGGTGCGCTCCTCGCCGCCTCTGCTGCAGCTAAGTGTGCTCTGTATTTTCCTGTTTTATAAACCGTCCATGCACCTAATCCCTGACTTTTTCTAATTGCATACGCTGCTTTAGCATTAGTAACAGGATCAAATAATTGATCTTCACGCTGTAGACCAAACTCCTTCATTCTCGCTGGTCCAAGTCTTCCTATCATATTGACCTGCCATAACCCATAAGACTTATCTGGCGGTTTAAAGTTTCTGGCATTTGAATCTCCACCGGATTCCGCTTTTGCTATAGCTGCCATAATCACTGCCTCACTGGCACTGAATCCCGCTCCTTTTGCAAGACCAACTAACTGTGCTGCGGACAACACCCCACCAGGAACAGACCCCGGTTCAAGTCCTCCGCCAGGAGCCACACCAGGATCTGCACCTGGTTGTTGCTGTTGCTGTTCTTGTTCTTTTTTCTTTTCTGCATTCTCTCTAATTATCCTTAAGGTTTTTTGAGCGTTACTTTCAATACCTGTCTGGAAAGTTCTCGCAACCCAATTACTAATATCTCCACCAGTTTCTGCAGCTGCTAATACATCTGGATCGACCATACCACCCTCAGCAAATGCAGCAACAACACCACCTTTTAACTGTTGATCTCGAATACCTTTTGCGATCAACAAGTTAATTCCAATACCAACATTTTTGTAGTCAGACGCTTCTGGTTCTTGTCCAGCAGTAATTTTAGATGTAATGGCAAGTATTGGTCCAAAGTAATCTGTTTTTCCTAACTCTTCACCAGTTTTTTTAATAGTATTAAATGGATTGAATTTATCAACTGTTTCTTTTACAAATCCAAAGAAGTCAAATACTTTTTTTTCTCCACCAGCATCAGCTCCTGGAGAGGTTATTTTAACTTCCCCTGGTTTCTGAGCAAGACTTCTTTTATATTTTCCTTTTTTTGTTGCTCCACCACCAATAGTTCTTTTAACTCCTCCTTGTGCTTTTCCTCCTCGCGTTGGTCCACCACCAGCCATCTTACTCATCATATCTTTCTGAGCATTTTTATCACCATAAATGTTTCCAAAGGAGCCTTTTTCTTTAAAAGCGAGTCCTAGCGTCACAAAATTTAATGCTCTACGAAGATCCTCACGAATTCTTGCATCAAATTTTGCAAAATTAGTTGCTTGTTTTTTCTTATCTTCCTCACTTAAAAATGGAAAACGCAGCAACTCAATAGCATATCTAAATGGAGCACCGACAACATCAAGCAAGAATCCAACTGCCTGGAAAACACCAAAGAGAGGTCTTACCATATTTAAGACAATACCCCTTCCAATTTTTGTGAGTGGATTTTTATCACTCTTCTGATCATTCTCAAGTTTTTGGATTGGTTTTACTGCAAACTTTCTAACCTGAAACGCACCTTCACCTAAAGCGGAAGCAAGTAGTCCAGCACCAGCAACAATTCCAGCAACAGCACCAGCACCCAATCCTCCCGCTTGAGCAGCTCCACCTGCTTGTCCTGCAGCACTCGTTGCTGCTTGTTGGGCAGCTCTTTTTTTTAATTGATCCCCAACAAGATCTCCAAGTCCGCCACCATCATCACCTGATAGTGCTTCAAGAGCCATTGAACCAGCAAGAACTGTTGTTAAGAACAGAGCATTATCAACAAGACCTATGAACTTATCAAATCCTTGTGCGAAATTTTCACCACCAAGCATTTTTAGGAACCCACGAGTCGCATCATAAGCCTTATATCCCCAGTCAATAAATGTCACCAACCCATTTAAAAACTTTCCACCAATATCAATAATAAAATCAGCAGCACTTCCCAAAAATTTTACGATAGGCATTATTTTTGGAAGATGATCAATCAACCGAACTGCAAAATAACCAAGAATAATTTTACCTATAAAATTTTTAATCCAATCTAAAATACCAAGTTTAGGAGCACTGGGCATTTTTACTTGCCCACTCTCTACATTTGGTTTTGTTTCTAATTTTTCTTCTTGTTTTTCCCTACGCTTTCCACTTTCTAATCTTTTTTTATTGTCAAGTTCTTTCTTCTCTACCGCAAGAGTTCCTTTTAGAACACTCTCAATTTGAGTAACCTTACTCCTCATAATCTCAATACTTTTTATTGATTTTTTGCTGAGAACAACACCTCCTGATGCACCACTCACCATTTTCTCTTGAAGAGACTTCTGCATCGCAAGTCTTCCACTATAACGACGATGAAGTTCTGATGGTCTATCTAGTAGTTTGTCGGATTTGATTGCCATCTCAACCGCCTCTTCTATTTCCTAAACCCAAAGTTTTTGCTTTCGCATCACCACCCTTTGGACTGGTCGCACCAAAATTTGGGACATTACTGCCATTGCTTCTCCCTGGTGCGGCACCACGCCGCCCACTTCCTGGTGCATTCACAACAGTTATTTTTGGTTTTGGTTTAACTGGTGGTGGAACGGGTTTAACGCCAGCATTTTTAGGACGGGCAAATCTTGACTGATATGATGTACTCTTTCCTCTAGGATCGTTGGGTCCATATAACATAGCGCCAGGATTTTTTTTCTGAAATTCTTGTCTCTCTTTTTCTTCTTTTTGTTTCTGTACCATAGGATTTCCTGATATTCCTAATAAACCACCAAACAATGTTTTACTTGCACCAAGTCCAGCAATTTCTTTTCCGGTTCTCCTACCACCAAGAACCATATCAACATCACCTTTTCCTTTGAAAGGGTTTAATAAGTATGCTGCTTGAAGTCTTTGTTGAATAGTTTTTCCCTTTCCAAAAACACCCTCAGTAATAAGTTCACCCGTATTCATATCGCGCATTTTACCAGTTTTATCATCTTTCTTTTTAAACATATCAAAGTCATACTTATCTTCCACTCTATATCCCCCACCCTCTTCTTTACTTCTTTCATAAGCAAAAAATTGTCCAAGAATATTCTTAGCATTCTTTGCAGATTCACTCATCTGACCTTTTTCATCGGCATAATCTGTATATTGAACTCTTATCCCACCTGCTTTCATTTTTTTTAGGAAACTTTTTTGTGTTTCAAGTGCAGGATTTCCATCTTTAGCACCCTGAGCACGAAGTTCTTTAATCTTTGCTTCTGCCTTTGCAATCTCGGATCCCGTTCTTTTTTTTGCTCTTTGAATTGCTTTTTGAAGTTCTGCTTGGGATTCTTTACCCAAATCTTGTTCACTAACTGGACCACCAAGTCCACCAAGCATTTGTCGAGCGTAAATTGCTCCAGCGTCTCTGTAAGTCGCTGCTCCAGGACCTGATAATTTATCAATGACTTCCTGAACTGGCCCTGGCATTCCTGGTAGCTTAACACCTCCCGACATTCCTGGTAGCTTAACACCTCCTGGTATTCCTGGTAGCTTAACACCCTCCGGCATTCCTAGTAGTTTGAATCCTCCTGGCATTCCTGGTAGTTTGAATCCTCCTGGCATTCCTGGTGGTTTGACCTCCATATTGCTCATAATTCTTGCAACTGCACCAGACGGATCAGTGAGAAGAGACCCAGTAGGAATTTTATTTCCACCAACACCAACACCACTCCCACCAGTTCCACCGCCACCACGAAGAACTGATGCCAAATTCATCGCAGCTTTGACTAAAGGCAAATCCCCAGCTGATTTTGCAACGTTTGTCCCATACTCCTCTAGTGCTTTCATTAATTCAAGTCTTTTTTCTTGACCTGGATTTTTATAATTTGGATCAGGATTTTCTCCCATCAAACCACCACCTTGAGCATAAGTAGTTCCACCCATTATCTTTGGTTTATTTGTTCCCCCACCTGCAGCATTCATTGATTCCAAAGTATCAACGCCATACTTTGCAACAGCACCACGAGACATCACAAATTCTCCATCACTCAACATCGCAGGAACTTTATCCACTCCTTTCTCACCACTCACAAATCCACTCACCGCTCCGGCACCAGCACCAAGCATCATGCCAAGAGGACCGAACATAGCACCCAGTCCTGCTCCACCCATCATATCTTTAAAATTAAATCCACCACCACTAAAGGTGGGGAAACGAGGTCTTACGTATCCACCACCTGCAAGGTTCTGTGTTTTTTGCTCACCGCCATCATCACCCTTCATTCCCTGAGTGAGTGCATACGCTCCACCCACAGTTGCTACAGTTCCAACAACATTTGCAAGAAGTTTTCCTGGTCCTCTACCCAAAAACTTAGCTGCACCCATTGCACCTTTAACTTTCTTAGCAGCTAAAAGTTTCGCAATGGCAAATGCAAGTTTGACTGCGCCTGCTGCTACTCCTTTAGCTAACCCAAGTGCAAATCTACCAAATGCGTTTCCAAAAACAAGGTAAAGTGCAAGTAATTTTGGCCAGTGATCCCCCAAAAATCTACCAATTGCTTTAACTTTATCTGCATTTTTAGGATCACCAAACCATTCAAGTAATTTATAGACAACTCTTCCAAGAAAAACGGTAACAAAAAAGTCAATAATTCTATCTAAAATACTTTTAACGGGAGCAATAATTTTCTCAGCTGTTTTTTTCAATCCATCAAATCTTTTTTCTAACTTACTTTCTGCAAGTGCTCTTTTATCTTGCTCTGCCTTTTGTCTATCAGCAGCAGCAGTTGCATCTGTAAGTTTTTTTCTTCCCGCTAATATATCTGCGATAGAGGTTAAAGAATCAGCAATTGCTTTAAGACTCTCATTAACATTATCTGTGGATCCACCAGGAAGTTTTGCTCCGATATTTTCTCCACTTATTCTTTCACTTTGAGTCTTTGATATATTTTTAAGACTTGTAATTTTTTTAGATTGATTATTAACATTCTTTTCTAAATCATTAAATCTTATGACAAGTTTTCTAAAATGACCGGCGAGTGACGATATCGTTTTATGAATACCTAAAATACTTTTAGAGGGATCCATTGAGCTCCCTCTCTTAAAACTTTCAGCAGAGATAGTTGATTTTCTGACTTGTGATTCTAAATCTGTTAAGTCTTTAGAAGTGGGCATTACTCATCTGCTGTTGTTGTTTTAGTTGCTCTTCCTCAAGGTGTTGCTGCAATAATGCAACATAGATATCTCGTTCCCAAGGTATTAAATTCTCAATCTCCCATAAAGAATATTTATGGTACTGCATCAAGGAAAAGTTTAATCTAAAATAATTTTCCAGATCCATATGGATCATGGCTACGCGAAAAAAGATGCTAACCCTTCTAGAACAACTTCACTTTCAACCTCAGTGACTGGATTTTTAACTTTGATCGTATGAGACAGTTTAGGCATTGTCTCAAAGAACTTCTCAATGCCTTTAAACTGAGAGGAATTCATTGAGTCTAAGAAGTCTGATAGTTCTTTCTTTGTTACATCAGCAGTTGACCATACCTCATCCTCAGTAAAGATTTTGTCAATACAAGATCCAATCAACTCAAATGATTGTTCCATTGCATTTTTATCATTAAAATCAAAGTTATTCTTAATGAATTCATCCAGCGATGGATACTTCATCTCCATCATAATACTAGAGTCAAGTTTAATTTTATTAGAGTGTTCCTCGTTCTTCTGAACCTTAATATCGTCTAGATTAATTTTTACGGGAACCTGTGTTTCATTATCATCAGGACAAATGATATTAACCTCAAGTTCTTCTCCAACAGACTTACCACGAATATTTAAGAATAAAAACTCAATATCAAAAGTAGGTAGTGCTTCTACTTTGATATTTTTGGTAAGAATACAGTTTTTAATAACTGTTTTGATAGCAGTTGTAATTTGCTTTGTATCTTCGCTTTCTAAAGCAATTACAAGTAGTTTTTCCTCTTTTACAAGAAAGGGTCTGTATTGAATTGTCTCTCCTGATGATGGCAACTCAAGTTCATAAGTTGGCGTAGCAATTTTTGGTAAAGGCATAATAACCTATAGAGTGTTTCAGTGTAATTATTTATGAGAGGTGGACGAAAAGAAAAGTGTCACTGGCTCTGTTGACAAACAAAAAAAAGATACTATAATAATAGAGTAATTAAGCAGTTCCCTGCACCTTAAATGAAAAAAACTTCTCTTGTTATTGGTGGACTACTCGCAGCTCTCGCTGTTCCCGCTATTGCATCAACTCAAAACGAATCTCCAATTGTACATAGTGCTTCTCTTCTGCCCAATCAAGTTGAGTTTCTCAAACTTGTAGATAATGAAGCGGGTACAAATCTGTCTTCCTTGAAAGATGACACCACAGTTATTACTCTAGTTCAAGCATCCGCACGAGCGTGTGGAAATGTTGAACTCCAGAAAAAAGTTATTTCTGCTCTCGGAGGAAATGATGCAGATAAAAACTATGCATCTAATAAATTCCAAACGTTATTCTGCAACAATAATCTTTGATAGAAGGGAGTCTTTTGACTCTCTTTTTTTATATTGAAATAGTAGCACCAATTGTTTTCTCTACACTCCTCAAAATAATGATACTCCAGAAAAAGCCGTCTTAACAGTATTACCGGAGTTATTTGCCGTGGGGAGAGATACTCCTCCTGTGGTCGTTAGATTTTCATAATTGAGTCCAAGATTAGTATTCTGATTAAAAGCAACTGAGTTGATTCTTGCAGTCTGCTCGGGAGTAAGTGCTTGAAGTGGTGTGGATGTATTTTGAGAGGTATTAGCATCTTCTACCTCACCAACATAATAGCGTATGTAAGTAAAACTTACCATGCACTTTAATAATGAAGAACTATCATATGAAACTGGCATCGATGAAATACTGATTGGATATGCTTTGACAAATCCATATTCAAACTGTGTTCCTGGTTTGCCTTTTACATTTCCGAGAGAACTCTTTTCAAACTTTTGAACTTTGAGTCCATCAGATGCATAATCATCTCTATATTTAAATCTATAATTAAAATTTTCTGCTTTAGCACTTGCACCAATATTAAACATATCTGGTGTTTTCCCCTCTGTGCTAATATATTTTAACCAAGATTCAAAAAATCGTATTGGAAGATAGTCCTCAGCATCAACATAAAAAGTCAAGTCTATGCGATCATCATAGACTCTACGATACGCATGTCTTTCTGTTACTCCGGTATGATCGCTAGTAAGTTCTAAGGTTGCTAAATTAGAACCAGGTAAAGTCGCCTCACTACACAATAATTGTAGTCTATCTAAATTTGGATTTGCAATACCATTAGCATCTAAAGTGTCATTAAACTCCTTTCTTTTACTTGAATCATTAGTAAAAGATGGATATTGTATAACGACAGAAAAGTGAGAAGTAGTCGCTGGATTTAATAACTTACTTTTAATTTGTGATACAGTTTGTGCTGAAGGCATCTATAAATACTTTTTGACCTTATATATTATGTATGGGAGAAAGTATCAAAAGTAGATATAAACCATCTTATCCCAAGAAATACAAAGGTGATCCTAACAATATCATCTGTCGTAGTAGTTGGGAGAGAAAGTTTTGTCACTGGTGTGATTTAAATGAAAGTATTTTAGAGTGGGGTAGTGAAGAGTTTTATATTCCATATATCTCTCCTGTAGATAAAAGAGTTCATAAGTATTACCCAGACTTCATTATCAAAGTTAAGGAAAGCACAGGTCAAGTGAAGACTTATGTGATTGAGGTCAAACCAAAAAAACAAACCAAACCACCTGTGAAAACAAGCAGAGTTACCAAGTCATATATTCACGAGTGTATCACCTTTGAAGTCAATCAGTCCAAGTGGAAAGCAGCAAGAGAGTTTTGTGCTGATCGGATGATTGAGTTTAAGATTGTCACCGAAGAAGAATTAGGTATCCGCTGATGGCAGAGGGTTTCGGTCAATATGTAGATACAGGCACGACAGCGAGAGTCAGAGAACTCAAAAAAAGAATATTAGAATCTGGAACGAATGATCCAGAAGATTTGATGCTTATTATTATGGAGTTGTTTACAGAAGAAGTATTATAT